TTTTTGCTGTTATCTTTTCAAACAGCGTTTTGTATCCAGTCGTGGAAGTAATTGTGTTACGCTGGATAGCAGCGAATCCTGTTGCCATTGTTTCATACTCCTAAATGATCCTCGGTTAGTATTAAAAAATTCATTTGCCTATCTTCACAATACTCCTTAGCTGCTGACCATTTAGTTTGGTTTTTGGCGTAAGTTAACGCAGCATTACGATATGAGGCAGTCTTTTTATTTTTATCATGCGGTGGTTGTGTTTGTTTTTTAGGTTTAACCTCTATTATATACTTAGTTATTTTCTTATTTTTTTCGAGAACTTTGATGTAGAAATCAGGAAAATAACGTCTCACTTTACCATCAGGTGCTCTGTATGGTATGATTATTTCTTCAGAACCCCACTCTAATATAGAGGGATTATTGTCACAGAACACCATGAATTTGCGTTCCCAAAGTGACCTATAAATTACTCTAGTCGGGTTGCCACGATACTTCTTAGGATTGATTGGTTTATAAATCCCAGAATATGCCATAAATATAATTGTACCAATATAAGTATTTAGCGTGTCAATAGATAGATTTTTAGGAGTTATGAATGCTAACGGCGGAATGTCGATGAGCAATAACTTTGTGGTGCAAATTGGATCAGAACCAACGGATTTTAAAAATCCTTCTGGAAATGGAAATATTTTTGAATTTTTGTGTGATGAAGCACAGTTACCAAATACACAAGCAGCTAGTGGAGAATTAAAAGGTAGATATACTGGTGAGGGTCAGGTAAATTATCCACATACTAGAATATACACCGAAATGCAGTTAGGATTTCAATGTGATGCTAATATGACACCTCTAAAATACTTATATGATTGGTATGGAGATATTTTTAAAGAAAGCGATGAAAGTGGTGTTCAATATTCTTCTATGGAAGATAGTGGAGAATCATATAAAGAGGCAGCGATAGGAATGCCACCTAGAGTAAGAAATAGAACAGTTACATTGAGTTATCCTGATGACTACTGTAAAACAATATACATTACAAAAACTGAACTAGGTCCTAGATTTAACTTTGGTGAGAGAGTATCAACAACCTTTGTTTTAGAGAGAGCGTGGCCATATGCTATTGATGCAGTTCCATTACAATTTGGATCAGCACAGATAACAAAGGTAACTGCACAGTTCTATTACACAAAACATTATGTAATTTCCAGTGATATTAACCGCAAATTCAAAATTCCGTTTACGTAAATTCGGGAAAAATTTTCCTGCTAATTTTTGGTTCTAAAAGTCGAGCTAAATATAAATATGACCTTGGAGTAAATATTATGGCATTGCCAACAATGGATTTACCAACTCATGAGTTGGAAATTCCTTCAAATAAGAAAAAGATTAAATTTCGTCCTTTTTTAGTAAAAGAGGAAAAAGTGTTACTTTTAGCACTTGAAAGTGATGATGAAAAAAATATTAGGAACGCTGTTCTCAATTTATTGAAAGGATGCATTTCATCAAGAATAAAACTTGAAAATCTTGCAACTTTTGACTTAGAGTTCATTTTTTTAAATATTCGTGCAGTATCAGTTGGAGAAGTAGTTGAAATTAGTGTTACTTGTCAGGATGATGAAAAAACGCAAGTTAAATATCAATTAAACCTTACTGATGTGCAAGTTGATTTTCCAAAAGGACATAGTAACAAAATTATGCTAACTGATGATTTAGGTGTTATGATGAAGTATCCATCATTCAATAGATTTGTGGAAAGTCAATTTGCACAAAAAGATGTAAATGAGGATACAGTTATAGAGATTATCGCTGAAAGTATAGATCAAATTTTTAAAGGGGAAGAGGTATTTGATGAATCTACCACCACTCCAAAGGAATTTGTTGAATTTGTAGAAAGTTTGACAACTCAACAACTAGAAAAACTACAAAAATTCTTTGAGACATCTCCTAGACTAGAACATAAGTTTAAGGTTAAAAACCCAAATACTGATGTGGAGTCTGACTATACAATATCTGGATTATCAGCTTTTTTCGGATAGCCCTCTTTCATAACACGTTGGAGGGGTATTACAAGACTAACTTTGCTTTGATGCAACATCATAAATATAGTTTGAGTGAAATTGAGAATATGATGCCATTTGAGAGACAAGTATACATATCTCTCTTACAACAGTATATGGAACAACTTAAACAAGAACAAAAACAACAATAATGGCAGCAGGAACAGTTGGTTACACAGATACTAGAGGTAATAAAGATTACACAAGTATCATAGCGGGTCAAATTGGAAAGCGTGTGAAACAAGCTTCTAATATGGCGGGAGAGGAACGTGCCTACGCAGCAGGAATGGCAGAAGCTGGTGGAACATCATTAGAAGAAGCAGGAATAGGTAAAGGATATTTTTTCGGAAGAGCCCTTGGTTCAAGATTTGGCGGAGATAGAATTGCCAGAACTAAGGGCAGAATGGGTGTTGGTGGTGCAGGAACTAATCCTGCCACCAATTACAAACAAAGATTTCGTGGTGGATTTGATTATAATGTAACTAATCAGAATATAACTGACGTCGCACCATTGTCAAATGCACTTGTTGTGGGACTTCGTGGTGTACAAGAGGGGTTAACTGATGTTGCAGGAGCGATACAAAGACAAGGAACAGTATTAAACTCACTGTCTCGAAACCAAGCTGATATGGCAAAGGCAACCATGTTTAATGGTTATCTTTTTGCAATGTTTCAAAATCAGCAGAAACAAAGTGCAGGAAGAGATTCTCTAAGAAGAGAAGAAAGATCTTTAGAAGGTGGTCGTGGATTTGGTCGTGGTGGTGGAATAGGAGGAGCATCATTTGGCGGTGCTGGTGGTGGTCGTGGAATGATCAATGTTACACCTGGTGGTGCTGGTGGTGGTAGATCTGGTGGATCTAGCAGTGTTGGTATTGGTCTTGGTGGTGGTCTTTTTTCAGCAGGAACATCACTTCTTACATCAGAAGGACGAAAAGGAGTGCCTATTGCAAAATCTTTTGGTGCTGCTACTGGTATATCAAATGCTTTGGGAATGGGAACTGTTAGTAAAGGTGGAGTTTATTCGACTGATGTATTAAGAGCTGCTGGTAGGGCGAGTAAAGGTTTTAATCCTGCTAGAGTTAGTGTAAAAATAGCAGAACTGATAGGTGATCCTTCTACTACAAGTGTTTTTTCAAAATTATTAAAGGGTGGAGACAAAGCATTAGATACAGCAGAGATGGTTGCTAAAAGTGCAGGAGCAGTAACAGCAACTAGAACTGGTGTAAAACAATTAGATTTTATGATGGATATGGCGGGTGCTGGTAAACAGGAGCTTGCTTCAGAAATGTTAGATGCTGGAATTAGATCAGAAGGATTAAAGAAAGGAACTAATGTGGATGCTAAGATTAATGCTGATATATTCAATTCATTGACTGATAGAAAAGGTAAAAAACTGTTTAATAGGAAACAAGTTGAAATTTTTAAACAATTAGGACTAGATCCTGGTCAAGCAAATTTAGATAGGTATCTTAAAAGAATTAGCAGCACTAAGTTCCTCAAGAGCGGTATGAAACCAATTAAAATGAGATCTGCGGGAGAATCAGCACAAGGAATCGCTGAGGCAATTAAAAAATACTATCCAAACACATCATTCAAAAATCTAGAAGAAGCTGTTGTTTTAACAGAATTTGCAAGAAAAATTGAACAAGGAGTGCCACCAGATGATGCAGTTAAATTTATAAGAGGTGCATTTGGTTCAGAAATAGCAGATAATGTATTGATTAAAGGTGCTAAAACTGCTGCTAAAAACTCAATGGTAGGAAAAGCATTAGGAAAAGCTGGTAGTAGAAGTGCTTTGAAAAAAATACCACTTCTTGGTGCAGTGTTAGGAACAGCATTTGCTCTTGATCGTGCAAGAAAAGGTGATTTCTTGGGTGCTGGTTTAGAATTTAGTTCTGGTATGTTAGGTTTGATACCAGGTCTTGGTTCAGGATTAGGTTTTGGTATTGATGGATTTTTACTTGCAAGAGATTTAGGAATGACCCCTATGAGAACTGGTGGTACAATATATCCTGGTAGAACAAATTCTATGCTTAATGTTGGTGGAAGAGGATTTAGTTTTAATGAACCAGGCAATAAAGAAGTAGTAAGAGTTGAAAAAGATACTGATGATAGATTTGTTGAAATGGGTACTGGTATTGTTGAAGGATTTAAAAAGAAAAAAAGCGATTATATAGCTCTTAATAGTATTGGAGTTGAAAGAGGACTCAGAACACTTGGTTCAGATGGATTTTTTAGTGGATTATTTAAAAACACAAAAGATATTACAAATAATTTAACAAGTCCTATCAAGGCTATTAAGAATATACCTGGAGGAATAAAAAACTGGTTTATGAAGGGTTTTAGACCAGGAGAAGATGCTATGAGTTGGAAAGATTTATTAGCAGATGATTGGAAACAACGTGGAAAATTTGGCAAAGGTGGAAAACTAGGAGGATGGGATATAACTCGTGGATTTAGACCTGGCGTTCCTGCTAGTGAAGGTGGAATGATGTCAGGTCCTACACCAGCAGGAAGACAATCAGTAAGGAGATTATTTGGATTTTTATCTTCTTTTAGAGGAGGAGGATTTGCAACATTAGCAAGTATGATTGCAAATGATTTTATAAATCCACAACCACTTGCGGATGGAACGATGGAAGGATATCTTAAAAGTGTAGGTCAAGCTGATACTAGTGGTTTGGCTGGTTCTTTAGGTACAAATGGAATTGTAACTCCTACAATTATTAATAACAATTACTATAATAATAGTGCTGGAAAGACCGATGAAGGATCCGAAGATGCAACCATAGGAATGGGAGATCTAGGAATGGATGCATTCATGGTAAATTATTCTCTCATGACTAAGTAATGTCAGAACAACACGCATCAGAATTTAAGTTAATATCATGTGTTCTCTCTAACGGAGATGGTAGTAAAAAAACTGCGTTAGACAGAGATATGATTGCAATATTTACTGTTCATGAAAGTGTAGTTTCTCCATTTATGGGAGCAACTATAATGTTAAGCGACTCAAAAGGTCTTCTCAATGGGTTTCCTATTCAAGGTGGTGAAAATATTGAAATTAAACTCAAAACAACTTGGGAAGATGAACCAGTAAGATATAAATTTACAATATTTAAAATTGTTAGTAGAGTTATAAAAAACAAACAACAATTATATACTTTAGCATTGACTTCTGAAGAAGTTCTTACAAACGAAACTGTTAGAGTAGAAAAGTTAGAACAAGGTGATCCTTCGGACATAGTTGCATCACTCATTAGAACAGAATTAAAATCTAGTAAAGAGATTTTTAGTGAAAAAACAAAATTTGAAGTAAGACATCTACCAGGCAGATCGAGACCATTTGATATCATAGCAAACTTGACAAAGAGATCAGTTTCAAAAAATGCAGTATATAAAAATGTAAAAAAGAAGGAAGGAAAAAAGTTTGTAACAAAACAAGAAATAAAAGGTAGTGCTGGATTTTTCTTCTGGGAAACAAGGAGAGGATATAATTTTTATTCTATTGATGCGTTATGTGATGAACAAGGTGGTAAGTTTTCTGCACCTAACCTAAACTCTGAACCTTTCGGTCCTTATGTAGAATCAATTGCAAACGCAGATAATTCTGGAGATCAAAGAAGTTTAATAGAGAATTTTTCTTTTAGAACTGAGGTTGATGTATTATCTTCTTTGAGAAGAGGAAAATATTCATCATTAATGGTATTTTTTAATCATAGTACGGGAAAATATGAAGAATATGTTTATAGTATTAAAGATAGTTATGATAGTATGTCACATCTAGGAAATCAAGAATCTGTATCATTAATTCCTACAAATCAGGCAGAATTATCTTCTAAACCAACAAGAATAATGAGTGCACTTTTAGATCACGAAGCATGGTTTAATGATCCACAAGTAGCAGATCCTAATCAGAACTCAGAAAATCCTAATAAGTTTGCAGATTGGGTAAAGTATTATGCTGCACAATCTGTTGCTAGATATGATTTACTTACAAATCAGGAAGCAGAGTTGGTTATACCTGGCAATCCTTTTATTTCTGCAGGAGATAAAGTTAATGTATTAATACAGAATAAATTGGCGGATAAAGCAAGAGCAGAACAACCATGGGACAAAGAAAGTAGTGGAATATATCTTGTTAAAGAAACATCACATGTTTTTGATTTCTTAACAGGAACTAACGGAGTTCTTAAAACTACGCTACAATTGTTTAGAGACTCATATGGAATGAAGTCGAACCCATCTGACAAAGGGAATAAATAATACTGTACATAGTACAAGGAGGAACAAATGAAAAGCATAGAAGATCATATCGCAAAGGACAAAGAGATCCTTGCCGACCCAAAGACCTCTGAACCAATGAAGAGACATGCAAAAGAAGAGTTGCATGATCTAATAGAGTATGAGGAACATCATCACGAAGAGATAGTAGCAGGAGATCATCATGATCCTAATGTTCTAGAAGTATTCTGTGATTTACATCCTGATGAACCAGAATGTTTAGTATATGACGATTAATCATGATAGGAGATGAGGCGTTATCACGTATTGCACCAAGTCATAGAATCGGTCACGACGGATTTGCTTGGTGGGTAGGTCAAATTGAAGCAACTGCTGCTGATGAAGAAAACAACAAAGGCGGTTACAGATACAAAGTAGCAATTGTCGGGGAACACCCTAAATCGAAAGAGATAGTTGGTACTGCTGATTTGCCATGGGCAAGCGTAATGATGCCTGTCAATGCACCCTTCGCACCTGGTAATATAACTGGAGTTTCTGCTCAGTTAGTGCCAGGTTGTTGGGTCATTGGTTTTTATTTGGATAGTGATAAACAAAAACCCATCATTATGGGTTCTATTGGACAAACACCAGGATCTACTACTGAAAAAAACACAGTAGATAGAGATGATCCTGAGTCAAGATTTGTAACTGGTGATGGAACTGGAAAACTTGCTGTAGAACCAAAAATAGATGGCGATCCAAGTAAGGGTGATACTTCTAAACAGAATGGAGGACCTGCTGATGGTACAACACGTGGTGATGGTGAGAAGAGAGTAGATTCTGGTAATAAAGATGAAAATCTTAAAGATGAAAATTGGTGTCAACTTACTGGAGAAAAATGTGATGATGTTGATTTAAAAACTCAAATGACCAGTGTTGTTGGTCAAATGCTTGCAGATATACAAGCAAGTGATGGTAATATTGGTGATTATTATGTTAGCAAATACACAGGTGGACTTTATAGTGCATCAGGAACAGCAAGAAGATACGTAAACAAAGCAGTTTATGTAATGAAAGAATTCTTAGCAAGAGTTAAGGGATATATTATTTCATTGTTACAGAAAGCAGTAAACAAATTAGTAAAAGCAGTTCTAAGACCAAATGAAAGTGGTAATGCATTAACGCCAGTAACAGAATTTTTTAACAATTTATTAAAAAGTCTTGGTTGTAAGATGGAAGACTTGGGTCTAAGATTGGCAGAATGGTTAACAAACGTTTTGATGAATTACATTAATCAAATTTATCGTGCAGCAGTTTGTCATATTGATGAATTTGTAAATGGAATCATATCAAAAATATATCAATTACTAAATGAGTTATTACAATCAATCCTAGGTCCTCTACAAGATATTCTAGGTGCTATTGCTGATGGACTTAATATAATTGGAAATGCAATAAATTATATTTTAAATCTTCTTGGAATTTCTTGCACAGGTCCTGATCAAAAATGTGAAAAGAAAACAGTATGTAGTGATGGATCTAAGAAAAAAAATGATGATGGAGACTTTTTAGATGATCTCTTAAGTAGTATTGATAATTTGTTTGGTGATACTCCTGCTGATTATACACAATATGTTTGTGATGAAGCATTTACAGGAAAACCATTAGAAGTAACAAATGTTGATTTTATTGGTGGAGTTCCTTTACCTGGCACAAATACTAGAGAACCTAAGATTATATACAACATTAGTGATATTGAAGTTACAGAAGGAAATTTAGCAGTATTTACAGTAATTAGAGATGGTCTTACTGACATAGCATCATCCGTTTCATTTAAAACACTTGATAGTCAAGGAAGTGCAACTGCTGGAACTGATTATCTTTCTCAAAATGGCATTTTAGGGTTTTCTGTAGGAGAAACTTCAAAAGAAATTGAAATTCAAACTTTAGTCGATAGCGAGTCTGATAACAATGAAAGTTTCTTTATCAAGTTAACAAACAACTCACCAGAGGGTGGTAATACAAAAATAAAATTTAAACAAAATATTGCTAAATGTACAATTGTTGAAAAAGATCTAAAGGAACCATATGATCCATTTAGTCCTACTGATGTAGATCCATTTACACCTATTGATGACACACCTCCAAGTAATTTTCCACCAGATGATAGTGCTCCAACAAACGTAGATCCTACATTTAATGTTGTTGCAAATAGAACCACTTGTCCAGAAGATGAATTTATAGTATACACAATTACAACAACAAACATTCCAAATGGATCTATACTATACTACACATTAACAGGTGATGGAATAACACCATCCGATATTGTTGGTAATAAGTTAACTGGTGAATTTGTAATTCAAGATAACGAGGCAAAAGTTACCATAGGAATTAGAGAAGATTCTACTGTAGAGGATGAAGAAACATTGACATTTACACTTAGTGGAAATGGTGCTTCTGTTGATGTTCTTATTACAACAGATGATAATTTAGGTGATTATGATAGTGGTATTGGAGATGACCCATCAACTGTATTCCAAGACTTTAGATTCCCTATTATTGATTCTGGAAAAGTTATAACTGATGATAGTGGTGGTATTATAGAAATACCTGTGGATAATACTGGAGATCAGTTTGCTGAACCTCCAATTGTTTTTGTTACAGGAGAGGGTATAGGTGCTACTGCTACAGCATTATTAGATGGTGATGGTTTTGTAACTGAAATTAGAGTACAATCATCTGGATTTGGTTATAAGAAAAATCTTGCAACAGATAATAATGTTAGATGTATTGTTGATGCTTTTACTATTCTTAGTCCTGGTACTGGATATACAAGCACTCCAAAAATGTATGTTAATAAAAGTTTAGAAGTTGCAGAAGCAATAATTAATGATGATGGGTTTGTAGTAGGAGCACGTGTATTGGATAGATCTATTACATTTGATAAATTACCCCTTATTGAAATTGTAGGTGGAGGTGGTTACGGTGCTAGGTTACTTCCATCATTAGCATGTCTAGATACATCTGCACTATCTGCAGTTGGTGCTACCAAGATTGGTACTGGTCGTTACGTTGATTGTCCATGACATTAGAATTTCCCGCTTCTACATATCCAGATAGTATCTTCAAGCAAACAACGCCTGATGAGAGTCAATCTCTTTCGGATGGTCCTAACTATACTGAACTTTTAAAGGGTTGGAGAACTAGGGCTAGCATCTATGAAAGACAATTACCAGATGGTACAAGTAATGCTTTAAGAATACAAGGACCTAGAGGTGGTAATGCTGCTATTATTTTAAATGATAAAGGTAGTGTAAAAATTAAATGTGGTCCTTACAATACAAATGTTGCTGGCAGCGGACTATTTGGTATCCAATCACAAGGACAACAGCAACAGCATCTTGGAAGATCTAATTTACAGTATAATGTTGGTGGAACTGAAGATGAGGGTCAGGCATTAAACGTATTAGCATATGGAGATGTTGTAGAACAATGCATAGGTGGTACACGTTATATCAAAGCAACAAAAATATTAATAACAGCAACAGATGATCTTATATTCAAAGGAAATAATATATCAATGCGAGCACAAGGAGAAATACAATTAGGAGCGTCTCAAATTACTAGAGGAGCAATTAATGATAAAGAAATTGTTGTTGGTCAGAAGATGACTTTCGGTCCTGGCGAAGATACAACAATGCAGTTTGATCCTCGTGCACAAGTTAATATAATATCACCTGGTAATCTAAATCATAAGGTTTTGGGTGACTATAAATTAACATCACTTGGTTGTGTAAGTTTGTTTGCTTTTGGTGGTGCTGGCACTTTAGTTAAGAATAGATCAGTTGGAATGAGTGTGAGTACCAA